GGGCCGCTGCGTGTCCCGCGAACATGAGGCCAGACCTCAAGGGTCACAGCACCGCTTGCGTCAGTGCTGGCATTTTGCAAAACCTTGTGCAGCGTAGCATCATTGGCAGTGTCGATCTGAATGTAATCGCCAGCAAGAAGCCAGTTCGACTTGCTCCTAGACGCACCTGTTACAGAAATTGTGCCGCCTGTTTGATTGGTTATGACAGGAGTGCCGAGAAAAGAATTAGCCAGCCCGCGGGGTGAGCAGGAAGAAGGGTCGCCGATCAAAAACGTGCCGAACTGCCCCCGCAAACTTACTAGGAATGCGATCCACTGCTCCGCATCAGACCTACGCATGGGCGGCAATGTTACGTCGGCCTGCCAGGTCTGCCCAGAATAGGCGTGCGCCTGTCCCGCAAACGTAAAAGGACTTTTACTGTAGGCCACTGCGTTAATAGCAGTAAACTCAACGCTTCTGATGCGCGTGTTAGTTGGCAAGCTCAGAGGATAATTGATGCTCATGAAAATGCCCTTCCATATGACCCGCCACGCCTTTTCGCGTCCACTACGGCTGACTTTGCGCTCTCAGCTATTTGAGGCATCAACTGCTTAATCTCTGTGCGGACTGTTTGTTGAACGCCCGTTGATACATTGATTGTTTGGTTGACAACTACACCATCGCCCCCACCATTGATGGCTGACTTTGATTGCGCGAGGCTCAACACGCGACCAGCACTCGATGGAACAAAAAGCTCGCGACCATGCTCGCCCGTGACATATGGCTGGCCAGCATTGACGGACCGTCCAGATGCTGCCCCGGTTATGCCAAGTGAGTTTCCAATGAAGCCCATAATCCCAGAACCACCAGACGTTGCCGTTGCTAATTGCCCCACCATTCTCTGAACCACTAAAACCCTGTACAACTGTCTAATCACATCCGCAGCCATTGATTTGAAAGCATCCTTAGCCGTTCCAGTGCCATCAACTATCGACATAAAGGCGCTTTCCATAGAACTCTGCATAGTGTTTCCAATGGTTTCAAACTCAGCCGCCGTGACGCCAAGTTGCTCAAGTTGATCTGTGTAAACCTTTAACGCCTTTGCGGCCCTTAAAGAAGCCAGCTCGCTTTCTGACAGAGCAGACGATTGCGTGTTTGCAAATTGCGCAGCCTCTTTTTCAGCATTGAACCAAGCGTAAGCAATGTTTTGGATCTGGACAAGATCATAGCCATCCATCTCTTCGCCAGCTTCTTTGTAAGCAATCTTCGCATTTTCAATCATTTGATCTCTGCGGCGCTCAAGACGGGCAATTTCCTGCTCAAGAGGTTTGAGACCCTTTATGCCAGTTTCGAAAACAGCATCCTCAGTTGCGTCTAAAAACGGATTGAATATTGTTTCCAAAGCTCTTTGCAGATTGTTATCGGTGCTGCTGGGTGGGGTGCTTGCGGGAGTCGTTGTTACGCCTCCAGAAGTTGTGGTCGTGGTGGTGGTTCCGCCTCGTAGATTGTTTAAAGATTCTTGGAGCCTGTCAGCCGCATTTTTTTGCTCAAGCAAAAGAGCAATGCTATCTCTGATCTCATTTTGACGCTCCTGCGCCAAGGCAAGTGCTGCTAGCTCCTCGTCTAGTCTCGCCTGCTTTCTGACAGCATCTTTTTTTTCGTTTGCGCCCAATCCAATTGAAACTTCACCTGTTTCAATTTTTCTAACACGTTCACTATACTTTAGAGCCTCGGCATTAGCGTCTTGCAATTGCTTTTGAAGCTCTTGAAGCTGCTCACCTTTAGTAATGTTGAAGATTTCGTCAAAGCCAGCGACAACATTAAGCGCAAACGTGTTGAATTTCGCGGTCATGACACTCATGACCTCATCAAAAGTCCTGCGCATTGCTACTGAGTTTTGGATCATGTCAGTTGACATAACTACACCCAAATCTCGGCCAGCCGCTGCCATCCTCTCAAGCTGCTCAGAGTTATTTAACAACAACGGCGCAAGCAAGGTTGCATCAGAAGCAATCGCTTCAAGATAGAACGTCAACTCTTGCTGGCTAACATTCGCATCCTGTAAGCCCTTAACATACTTTCCGAGAGCCTGCTCACTTGAAAGGTTTTTAAACTCCTTTGCAGTCAGACCGACTTTAGGTGCAATGTTTTCAAAAAAGTCAGCCAATGGACCAGCGCCAGTTTGGAAAAAATCGCCAAATTTATCATTCACATCTTTTAGAATGTCGGCGAGCTTTTCCTCCTGAACTCCAAATTTAGCTGCGGCAAAGGTCATCTCTTGAAACCTCTCAACGCTCAAACCAGCAACCCTTGATAGGTTGTCAATACGAACAGCCGCATCTGTGGCGTCTTTTATCATTCTGGCAAACCCGCTGGCCACAACGCCAGCAGACAAGGCAACTCCAAACTTTGAGGCGACCCCGGACAAGGCTTCAAAAGACTTGCCAGTTTTGCTCAGTTGTTTTTGAGATTGCTTGGCAAAAAGCTCAACGCGCTTTTGGCTGCGATCCATTGCTTTTGTGAATTCTTTGTCACGCGCCGCCAAAATGATGTTTAATGATTCTGCACTAATTGCCATCGACTCGCCTCACCAGCTCTTTGTAGTCACCCGAAGTCATGGCTTCTCCGCCAGCCTCTTTCGGTGAATGTGCATCAGACCAACCCTTGAATGCAACCCATGTATCTTTCGGGATCATATCACGAATTTCTTCTGGATGTAAGCCAGCGACTATGCCGTTGCCGATCATAGACCTCACATTTAATCGGCTATGTCTCCGGCCTCCGTCTTTTTTTTTAATTCTTTCTCTTCGCCAACGTCAGGCATAAACGCAACCCCAAGAAGAGCTTGAGCAATTTGATAAAGCCTCATTAGGTCTTCTGGAGTGCAGTCGCTGATAACCGCATCAGCCTGCGCATCCTTCATCCCACCGCCGACTAGGCCCAGGGCCACAAGGTCGCGAACCTCTTTGCTCGTCGGTTTGGTCCCTCGGCTGAAAAATCCATCCCAAAGGTCAAAAATACCGCGATATTTATCTTCAAACCGCTCAATCTCACGATTGCGGAGCTTGAAAGAATAAGTGGCATCGCCGAGAGTTTCGACAATGCCACCTCGCTGTGCTTCAGCAGTAATAGCCATTATGCCGCTGTGAACGTCACTGTGCCATTGCTTTCAAGAGAGATGGAATAAGTAACGCCACCCTCAGTCTCGCCGCCAAATTCCAAAGATGAGATGCGGAAAGCGCCAGCATATGTACCAAAGTCAGGAACAACAATTTGCATGTTTACTGAATTGTCAGCCGCCATTGCAACAGTATTCATCCGAGCTTCTGCTGTACTGTCCTCAAAGAACCCATCGCCAGAGACGCTGACGTTCTTTAAACCAGCCAAGGTGGCTGTAAACAACGCGCCTTCTGGCGTTGTGCAGTCAGGAGTTGTCACATCAATTGAAGAATTGTTGATTGTGAGGGATTTGGAATTCAAACCACAAAGGTTTGAAAATGTTTCTGATGCTTCGCCATCGCCGATTTTGACCAGCAAGGCGCGTCCGAGTTGTTTAGCCATAACTGGCCTCCATTGTTGTGCGCTTGCCCAGAGCGCCGGAGTTTAGGCGGTGTCAAGCATAGCTTGAAGCGAAATGACAGCCGTAAAGCCACGGCCCTCACTATCTCTTGTAACCGATATGGCCTCAAATATCAATTCGACTAAGTTGTAGCCTGCAATTGAAACAAACGCTTCCTGACGATGCAAAGCAGCCTGAACTGCCTCTGCAACCCTTGTGGCTTCCACTCGACCTGACGCGCTGCGAGAGTGAGCCTCAAGGCTGATGTCAACCAAGGCTCCTTGAGCGGTATCAGTGTCAAAGGCATTCGGTTGAATTGTGTTAAATCTCAAGTATGGAAAAACAACATCCTGCGGAGGCTCATCATAAATTCGGTTTGAGACCAGAGAAGTAACGCCAGAATTTGCCTTCAAAGCAGATAAGATCCCAACTTGAGTTGCCAGTGCGTACCCGTCAGCCATTGGTCGCATCCTTAATAGCTTTGTTTAAGTTTCTCGCAACTGTTCGCTTGTGCCGATCTTCTACCATACTTTTGACTTCCTTGCGGAACTGATAACCAAACCTCATGTTTCCATAGCCATAGTTGATAGAGCTTGCGGCCAAACCTTCGCTAAAGTCCCCATCATAAAAGTTAATAAAGCCAAATATTTCGCCAGACTTTACAATTACATTTCCATTTATTCCCTTTTTCAAGTCACCGTCGGCGACAGGAACAATTGATCTAGCCTTTCTGACGCCATAATTAACTGATCTCTCAATAGAGTTTTCCAAAGCCTTGTGGGCCTCTTTTGGCAAATCTTTCATTTGCTTCATCAGCTTTTTATGACCAGTAATCTTCACGCCGCCACACCCTTCTCAAGAATAAACTCAATCAAGGTATCTTTGGCATCAACTTGCATAACATCCTTGATTGCCCAAGTGATGCCTCGCGCGACAACGCGATCCGCAGAAGTTATGGCTGAAGTTGTGCTGTCTGATCTAACACGCATTGTCGCCAAAGCTACATCGCTCAAAGCGCCGCCATTTATGCGCTCACGGCCCTTCTGCTCTCGCAGGTCAGCCGATCTAGTGGCCAGAGAAGTCCATCCGCTGTACACGTTGCCATAGTCATCAGCAGCACTTTCTGAGAGGCGCTGGAAGACAACTCGGTCACGCATTAGGCCAGCCTTAACCATACCAAGAAATCCTGTGAATGTTTAAGATTTCCTCATATCCGAATGGAATATCTGAAAGCTCGTCAACGCCAGTTTGCTCGCGGTTGTCATACCAGTGGCCAATAAGAAGCATGAGAGCGTGTCGAACTGTTTGAGGCACATCCGATGCCTCGTCGCCGTATCCGATCTCATACTCAATTTTTATTGCGTCTGCACGTTGCTGCGCAGTAGGCCAAGAAAACCCAGCCTTTGGGCTGAGAGTGGTGGCAAATTCAGTGCCGAAGACTTGATAGTTATCGACAACATCGTCCTGAAGAACGCCTGCCTCGTCATAATACTTCACCGCTGTCACGCTCTGAACAGGGCCAAGTGTTAAATAAACATTTTGAGGCGGATTTGGCTTTATCCATTGCCCCCATTTTTGAGTAATCATAGCCTGACCGAGAGCGCCACGCACATCTGTATATGCGATGGCGACATCAATCAGTCGCGTCAGCATCGCGTCATCGTCATCATGCTCAACCCGCAGTTGCTCCTTGACCTCCGACAAAGAGATCGGATTGACCAAAGGAGCGTCAACTAGCTCAAGTGAGTGATGCGATAAGAGAGGCTGGACCATGACTTATTCCTCGGAAACCGCCTTGCGGACTTTCATTTTCTTTGTGGCTCGCTCAATCTTTGTTGGAGCTGCCGCAATAGCTTCGGCGATGCCAGCTTCAATGAAGCGATTGGCCTCTGCCTCGTTGCAGTCAATTTCATCACCAGCGTTGTGACTGAAGTTTATTCCTGCCATTCCTGTTAGCAAACGAACTTTCATCAAAAAATCCCCTTATGTGAAAGGGCGGGACCGAAGCCCCACCCAGTTATTTATGCACAAGCGAGGTGCTTGATTGCAGCGGTGTTGGACAATACGCCGTCGAAGCGGATGTAACCCAAAATGCCGTAATCAGGCGCGAAACGCTCACGCGCAACGTAGATGGAAGGTGCGCCCACTTTGCGAACGTAGAACTTGGACATATCACCAAACAACATGACTTTGTTGCCTGTGCCAAGATCAGCCATTGCTTGGTTTACAACTACGTTGTAGCCGAGCAAGTTCTGTGGGACGTTGGCCTGGTAGTTGCCCATCTGCCAGAGGTAGTTGCCATTGCCGTCTTTCAGCTTACGAACAGCAGCAAGTGTGCTGTCGTTCATCATGATGGCTGTGGAAGGCGAGTTGCGGTATGCTGGGTCAACAGAGTGAATAAGATCAATGATCTCGTCTGCTGTCACGGCTGCAACTGCGGCTGCTGTTTTACCAACGGCTGAGTTGGTCACAATGCCTTCAACGTCAGAAGAACCTGAACCAGTTGTCAGCTTGTTGTTGGCGATACGACCAAGGCGCTCACCGATCAACTCGCCCAACAGGCTTTCCATGTTCAAGATGCTGTCAGCGTTCAACTCAGCAGACCAACGGATCCACTCGGAGTCAAAAGCAAATGCGCCAACGGACTTCTGACCGAAGGTTGCATCTTTTCCGCCATCATCTGTCGGCTGTGTGCCTTCAGTGTGAGCAACAGCAGTAACGGCTGTGTCATCAACAGTCGGAATGTTGAACTGACGGCCATCGGCAGAATTGATAACTGTGAACAATGTGCTGTCATACATTGGGCCAGTTGCAATCATTGACTTCTCAATGAATGTCGCCAGCTCAGTTGGGACAGTGTAACCACCAGCCGAGTCAGTGGAACCGACTTGCGCACGCTTTTCACGCAATACGTTGCGAACTTCTGCGTCAACAAAAGCATCACCACCAGCAGCAATCATTTCAGCGAAAGCAGCGCGGTAATCCATTTTGAAACCTTCGTCTACGGCTGGCGCAGAACGGTCTTCAAATGTTGGACGACGATCAAGATCAACGCTATCACCAGCGCGAAGAGCGGCTTCAACTTTTTGCAGGCGCTCAACTTTTGCTGCCAGCTTGTCATGATCGGCCATCATGGCGTCAAATTCACGCTCCACTTCAGAAGCGCGAGCCTCTGGAGTTTCGTCGGTCACTTCGTTCAATTTGGAACGGGCCTCGGTGGCAATGCTTGCCATTTGCTCCCGCAGTGTTTTAAGATCAGCCATTTTGGCCTCCTTCTAAAATGCCTTGCCCAAGGGCGGGGGAAATAAACGGGCAAACAGCGGGAACCGCCGTTATTAGTTAAAACTTAGCTTTCATGCGAAGTCGCCTCGCAGCTTGGTTTTTTGTTTCTTTAGCACGATGAGCCTCAAGGGAGCGCAGACCGATTTCTGTGCCGTCGTAAGCTGGGGTCGTAACAATGGCAACATCGTGAAGTTGCAGGTCTTGGATCATGCGCTTTGGCATATCACCACTATCATCCCACTCTTGACGGGTGGGAATAAATGCAAAAGACATTTTGTCCAAGTCTCCGCGCTTCATTTTTGGAACGATGCTGCGGACATCTGGGTCAGAACCATCAAGCTCCGTCTCCATGAATAGACCGCGCTCGTCCTGGGTTAAGCGCAAAGTTCCTGACCGGGTTCGCGCCAACGGCAGACCATCATGGTTAATCAGAAACACAACATCATCCTGGCGCTCAAGTGCGTTTGTAAAAGCGCCCTGCTCGATCACCTCAGTAAACATGCCAGCAATATTGGTCTCTTCTCCGAAAACTGCGGCATAACCCGAAACTCGGATGGCTTGATCTTCGTCCTCACGAACCTCGAGAGGCTGCGCTATTGCGCGGATTTCACGTTCAGCCATTGTAGCCTCCATATGTTTTGTGGAATATAGCACAGAAGCCTCACCTCCGTCCACACGGGAGCGATCATCGTCCTCTTGCTCCAAAATGCGGCTCGCCCATGACCTTCCAGCGTCGCCCGACCAAAGCGCCCAGGCGATCCTTCCATTGCTAGGATAGCCGTCCTCACCTGGCCGGAAGCCTTCAGCTTCTTTGTCAACTTCATGCCGAGCAAAGTAGCTAGACATCCGACGAACCGTATCCATGCTAAGATTGGCTTTATTCGAGATGTCTCTTGCCCTGGCAATGCCGACCTCAGTACCACCCCGACCATACTCTCTGCGCCAAGCAAGGCCACGCTCGGCCTCTTGAGCCATAGCATCATTCGGTGTTGGCATCAGTACCTCCGCCTTGATTGCTTATTGGCACGGTCGCGCCTTGTATCATCAGGTCATCGCCGCCCGAGAGCGGAGACATATTCTCAATCGTGCGAACTTCATTCGGAGTGCGGATTGCGTTCTGGATGGTTGTGGCGTGAGCCTCCATGCGAGTCTTAAAGTCGCCGCGTAACAAGCCGTCCACATTGAACTCAATGTATTGCTTAGACCCACGGGGGAACAGCTTGAGGTTCATTTCTTGCTCAACTTGCTCAATCCAACGCTTCAAAGTGTGTTTTACAAAGTGCAGATCTTGTTGCTCAGTGTTGCTAAATGTGCCATGCGTCAAATCTTGCAAAAACACAGGCGGCAGGCTGTAAATGCGTGCAATCTGCTCAATGCTAAAACGCTGCAACTCAAGAAGCTGCATTTGCTCTGGGTTGAAGCCAATTTGCTTCATTTCGTGACCCATTGGCAGTGCCATCACAGGCCGACCTTCACGCGCCAGCTTGGCAGTGGTCTTGGCAACGTCATCAGATGCCCGTGCAGCCGCAGCGCCGCTCTGAAATGGCCCTTGCAGGACAACAGGAGGAATGCCGCCAGATTGAAACGCCTTTGCGCCATATCTGCTGGCCGCGATAGCCATGCCAATCGCGTCTCGGTTTGTTGCAATCGGACCACGAACATCCAAGCCGTTTGATTTTAACATAAAAGGAACGTCAATCACTTCACTGGCTGAATATGTTTGACCATTGTGCAAGTAAACGCGAACCTGTCTGCGGCCCTCTGTACGATGCTCAACCCGAGTATATTTAGGATCAAGTGGCCAAAGGTTTTTTACTGCACCATTTTGAGAACGCTCAATGTAAGTCACACAGCGACCACCAGTGAAAACTTGGTCAAACATATATTTGCGCCACTCAAAAGATGACATGCTGTCATTTATGGCGTCATGCAAAATACCCTCAAGCGGTCCAGAAGCCTTAACACGACCCTTGTTGGTCTTGCGATATACATGAAGCGGCAATCCTGCCAATGTCCCGCTGAGAAAGTTTACCGCTGCCCAAACAGCAGGAACGCCCAGCGCCGTGTCAGTGTTTACCGTAACGCCAGCAGAGGCCGACATCTCTCCCCAGCCCATAACTTGCAGAAAATCCTCCGCAGACACAGGTGAGCTGGGATTTTCAAGGTTTCTGCTTTCCGGCTTGCGGAAACGATCTAGTAAGCCCATTTTTTAAATTCCACGCGCATGGTTTGTTTCAATATAACCTATTAAGAGGCAATCGTAAAGGCTGGGTCATCCCAAGGCGACGAAGCGACCACCTGTTCATCGTGCGCAGAAGCCCCTAAAGCCATCGCCAAAGCGACCAAGCCATCAATTTTGCTGACACTTTTGCTTTTATTTAACTTTCTATTGCCAGCCGGATCACGCTCTGCGACAGCTCCGGCAGCACACATATTCAATATCGGATTGCCGCCGTGGTGCAACTTTCTTTCAGCGACTAACCTCTCCAGCTTATCAACCGCAGGAGCCATATCCTTGAACCCCTGACCAAACGCGGTCATCGGAACCTGCGCACCGATTGCATCCAGCTCACGCTGAAAGTCGTTTATCCGCCAGCGGTCATAAGCCAGAAGCGTTATGTCGTATCGCTCGGAAGCCTCAGCAACCGCCCGAGCAACCACTGCTGGGATTATGACCGGGCCATCAATCAAAGTCAGAAAGCCCTGATCTGCCCACAAGTCATAGGGAACTTTATCATTTTTAGATTTCTCACGAATACCATCAGACGGCAAAAAGAACTGCGGGACAATGTGATAACCGTCATCAACGGGAAACGCCATCACAAAAGCAGTTAAATCTCGGCTGGCCGACAGATCAAGACCAGCATAACAGCTCATGCCAGCCTGAACCTCTGGCTCGGATCTGTTGGCCTCCCATTCGGATCTGGACAAGAACGGCGATGTTGCCTCAATTCGCTGGTTCAAAAACAACCAACGGAAGCTGTTTTCCTTTGCTGGAAGACGAGCAGCCTGCTTTGCAAAGTCTTGGATGTCTTTTAGGCTGCGGAACTCGCCCAGCGCCGGGTTCGCCGACTTCCAAGCAGCTTTGTCCATGACCTCGCAGTCCTCTGGCGCGGTGTGCAAGTGACAAACAATTCGCTTGTCTTTGGCGTTCTTCGCATCATCAAGCCAAATGCTAAAAAGATCGCCATCTGTCGCTGCTTGCGTGCTAATAGCAATCAACAAAGGGTCATCGTGAGCGCCCTGCGCAGTTTCGATTGCCTCGATGAAACTATCTGTCGGACCTCTGACTTGGCCGACTTCATCCAAAATAGCCAAAACAGGCGACAAGCCGTGAGCGGTTCCAGCCTCCGCGCTGATCGCTTTGTATTCAACATTCATCGGCAGACCGACCAGAGACTTCTGACTAGGTACAATGCGAATGATTTTATTTAGCTCAGGCGACAAGCGAACCATTTTCTCGGCCAGCTTGAAAACCAAAGCTGCTTGATCTCGGCTCCGAGCGCCACTTGTGATTTGACTGTTCTGTCTGGCCTCTGGTCCGACAAGGTGAGCAAGCAAGATAGCAGCGATTAAAGCAGATTTGCCGTTCTTTCGGCCAACCGAAAGATAAGCTCTACTGGTCCCCTTTGGGTTGTCGTAAATATCAAGAATAAATTTGCGTTGAAACTTCATCAGCTTCAAGGGCTGACCAACCATCTTGCCCTCTGGTACTGGACAGAAAGCCTCAATAAACGCGCAAACCTTTTGACCTCTAGTTTTTATCATTTAGGAAAAGCGATCAAACCGCCCCCTGATGCGTCAGACACAGCATCTCTCGCTCCTTGCGTATTTTTCGCGCTGCCGTTGAGAGTGCGAGGATCGCTTGCTTGCTGGTTTAATGACATTGATCGAATGACAGCAAGTTGCCTGCGCTCAACGGTGTCAATGATCGCCAAGAGTGGGTTAGGGATTGGAGTGCCTCTCTGGTTTTCAATAATTACACCTTGCAATTCAACCGCTGATTGGTGCTGTCTAATGTCAGCCTCCATTCTTACCACCTTGGCCAAAAGCAGAAGATCCATATCGCGCCAGTCCTCGCGTGCGCGTGCGCGCGTGAACTGCCCCCATATAACTAACTCTTCGTCGCTGCGCAATTCTACACCCTGCGGTAAAGGGACGCTTTCGATTGCACCTTTGAACCCACCGAGGGCGGCTGTGACGCTGTTCTTATCGCTTCGCTTTTTCTGGCTCATTGGTTTCTCCTAAAATTTCCGTAAACGCGCAAAAAGTCAGA